GCGTACAGGTCAGCCGGGATCTGCCAGTGCTGCCGTATGGCGTGACGCAGCGTCCGCATGTCGGACAGCGCGTGTTCCTTGCTGATAAGTTCGCGGTCCCCCCCACCCCCCTGCGGCGCTTGGGGAAGGTTGCCATCTTCGTTCATGCGGGGACTTTAGCGGCACGCCACCAAATGACAACGCCCGCACCAACTTGGGCGCAGGCGTTGCCGTCCGGGGGGGGAGGTTGTTTCAGTTCTTCTTGAAAAGCGATCCGATGGGCATCACGTTTCCGGCGACGTAGCCGATGACGCCGAGCAGCAGCGCGAACCAGATGGAACCAAGGAACGATGACATGTCAGCGATCAGTTGCATGGGGTGTGTTCTCCGTTGCGGACATGGTAGCGGAACCTGTGTGCGGAATTCTGCCGTACCGATCCTTCGCGGCCTTGCTGTACGCGGCGTCGAACACCGGATCGGACGCCCGTCGCGCGGCGATGTACTCGCGGATGCCTTCCGGCGATGCCTCGTCCATGACCTTCACGGCTAGGTCGGCTTCCCTGCGCTGGCGGCGCGGGATCAGACCTGCCACACTTGCGAGCAACTGACGCAGGAACGATCCGATGCCCGTCATCCACAGCAGCGCCACGATGCCGATGATGGCAAGCGCGATCAGCCCCCAGCCGATCAGGTTCGCCCACCACGGCGTCACGTCCTTGACGCCCGGTAGCGCCCTGACGATGCCCTCCGTGGCCGCGATGATCGCCACCTGTTCATCCGCCCCCGCTGCCGCCTGCGCCTTGACGCCGGGTACGTCGGTGGCGTTGCCCTCAATCCAGACGAACCGTCCGTGACTGCTCTCCGCGTTGCGCCGTGCCACGGTGGTTGCATCGGCAATGCGCTGCGCATCGCTGCAGCCCGTGGACGAAATCGCATACGAAAGGTATGCGGTCAGTACAAGTGCGCGTGACATTCTGTCGGTCGCTGCGCGCATGGGGCGACGTTTTGTCACGTCCCGAACCTGATGAACCGGGTTGCGAACGCCACGATGCCGCCCACGACGGCGGCTGCGCCTAGCAGCCTGTGCTTATGCCCCTCAAGGTCATGCACGCGCGATTCCAAGCGCTGTATTGCGGACTGCAGTTCGTCTTGCCGCGCAAGCAGGCTGTCTACCTTGCCCTCTAGCCTGCCGATGGCAAGCATGATGGACGCCAACTCGGACTCGGTCGTGCTAGTCATTGGTGTCCACATCCTTGCGCATCCTTCTGCGCGCGGCCCGGACCATCTCCCGGCACAGTACCGCGTTGCCCCACGTTGACATCCTGACGCTTGTCTCGTCCTGATCCGCGAACGACACAATCAGCACCACGCCGTCCGCATCGCAGGACTCGACGGTGTGCGCCGTGATTGCGCGCATCCGCTTGATCCGCCGCTGCAGGCGCTCGCGCGCGGCCTTCCGTTTCTCGTCTGGTGTCATGTGGCGATCAACTCTATCCGTGGACGCCTTGTCTGCCGTCCTTCGGACTTGCGCAGGTTCATGGACAGCCGCATCCAGTACCCGCCTAGCGGCTTCGGTGGCGCGCCGCGCTCGATGTGCCAGCCTGCCAGACCCGGCCCGTATTCGTCCTTGTAGCAACCCGTCCTGACGTGTACCTGCGACTTGTGTTCCACGTCGTAGACGCCGTTGGTGCAGGTCGGTTCCTCCTGCGTGATCTCAAGCGCCCATCGCTCATGGACGTGTCCGCACACCACCACATCCGCGCCGGGGACAAACGACGCGATACGGCGTACGCGCAAGGTGTCGAAGGACATGAGTCCACCGCCGCCGCTGCCGTGAAAGAGTTTCACCCACAGCGCGACCTTGCCGCCGTGCATGTTCAGGACGATGTGAAGCCATCCGCCGTAGCCGCCCTTGATGACCGATGCGCCTGTCTTCGTGTTGATGCGCTCCACAATCCGCGTAGTGAGGCACGACTCTTTTCGCTTCAACAGCGCCGTCTCATGGTTGCCTTGATTCAGCACGCACAGGTTCTGCGCGTAAGGCAACAGGAAGTCCGAGTTGTACTTCACGATGGCGTCTAGGTAGTCGGCTGCGTTGGCGCACTCTGGACGCGCGCTGCAGCCCTTGACCCCTCTGGGATCGCCCGTCCCGAACATGCCGCACACCAAGTCGCCCACATCCACCACAGCAGCCCCGCGCCGCACCGCTTCCTCCAGATGCTCGCGCTGCAGGTCGTGGTTGCTGTGCGGGTTGTCGTGGTGCGCGTCCCCTCGCAGCAAAACCCACAGGCAATCTTCCACGCCCTCTATCGGTGCCTCGATGCGCGTGATCGCAGGATGCACCTGTGTGGCCTTCCACCGCTTTCCCGTCGCCGTGATCCGCTTCCGGTGCGCTGGCACTATTCGTCCTCCCATGCGAGTCCATCGGCACGTGACACCACGATGCTTGAAATCGTGATCCGTGCGCCCGGTGGATCGCCGGGTAGCGCGTACATGCGCGCCACCCACTGCTCCGCTATCTGCGAATCGTCAGCCCACGCGATCCCGGTCAGCGCGTCTTCCGTGCTGCGAAGCAACTTGGTCAGGTCGGGCCTGACGATGGGCAGCACGGGCGACGTGCGGCGCAACTTGCCCTTGCTGTTCAGGTGCGCAGCCGGACGGGGCATCTTGAACAGTACGGTCAGCATCAGCGGTGGCGCTGGCATTTCCCGTCCCTGCATCGCCTCGCGTCCCGCAGCAGCGACGGCAGCGCGCCAGTCCTTGTTCCGCTTGCCTCCCGCGTCCACCACGACGATGCGACCCGTGCGCGGGTTGCGGAATGCGTTCTTGCTGCCGCCCGGTGCAGGCATCCCGACCACATCGAACCACACCCGGTTAGCCGTCTTCATTCGTCGCTCGCGGTCGGCGTCATGCCCCGGCTGCGCAACTCGATGAACGTCTCGTCAGTGCATTGGTTGGCGACGATCTCCAGCGACTCATCGTCAAGCGCCAGCGCCTTGATGTGCGCCTCGTCGGCGTTGCCCATCAGCCATGTGACGCAGATGCCGCGCAGCCGTGCCGCCCTGCGCTCGTCGCGCGCGATCCGCTCCCACCTGTCCCGGTCTTCCTCAAGTTGCGCGACCCGGCGCGCAAGCAGTTCCGCCGTGGTCGCCTGCGTCACCGTGCGCGCTCCGTGCGCCTGCTGTCCTCGGCGACCATCTCCTTCAGTCGCCCTATCGCATGGGAACGGTTGCGTGCGCGTTCCTCCGCTGCGCGCAGTGCGTTCCGTGCGACTGCCCGCACGTATGCGTCATGCAGTGCGTCCACCGACTGCCTGTGTGTCTTGCCTTCCACGGCGGAAGCGTAGCGGCAGTTAGACCGCTATGGCATCCACTTGCGCGATGCGCTCGCCTATCCACCTCATGCACGGCACGGCCATTGAGTTCCCTAGCGCCTGGTATCGCGGCCCGTCCGGGCATTCCGCCGCAGGCTTGCCGCGCCATGGAATCGCCGTGTAGCCGTCAGGGAATCCCTGCAACCGCTCGCACTCAACGGGCGTGAGACGGCGCACGGCCATCGTGGTCGCCACCGCCTGCGCCCCTGTCTGATCTAGCGTGTACGCAGGATCTCCACTCTGACCCACGCCGATCCCGTTCTGTCGCTTGTAGATCTCTCGCCCATCTTGAATCGGCACTGCGACCCCATGCACATCTGCCTTGGTCAGCGTGTACATGGCGCCTTCGTCCGATGCGCCGACTCCGTGCGGGCCGCCTGCATCTCGCCCGATCAGGTTGCCTTGGATGGCGACTGGCACATACGCGCCATGCCCGTCTAATTCGGTGCGGCTTCTCGACAGGCGCTGACCAATGCTTCCCGCAACATCGGCGGCAGTTCTTTGCCCCGTCGCTCTGCTCGGCGCAGGATGCCCGCGCAGGCTTTCGCGCTCAAAAAGAACCGCTGCGGCACGGCGCCAGTCTCCAGCACTTGTCGCAACGAGGAAGACTCGCCGCCTTCGCTGGGCCACTCCGAAGTACTGAGCGTCCAGTACTCGGTAGGCGAACCCATACCCGAGTTCGCCCAGCGCCCCGAGGAAGGAACCAAAGTCCCGTCCTCCGCTCGATGACAAGACGCCGGGGACGTTTTCCCAGACGAGCCAGCGCGGCCGTAGCCGGTCAGCAATAGCGAGATAGGTGAGGGCCAAGTTGCCACGAGGGTCTGCCAGTCCCTTGCGCAGTCCTGCGACGCTGAAGGATTGGCAGGGCGTGCCTCCGACCAGAAGGTGAACTGATCCGGGTCTAATGGGCCATTGCTCATGCTGCGTCATGTCTCCAAGGTTGGGCGTGTCGGGGTAGTGGTGCGCAAGCACCGCGCTCGGGAATTTCTCGATCTCGCTGAACGCGACAGGCGTCCATCCGAGCGGGTGCCACGCGACGGTCGCGGCTTCAATGCCGCTGCACACGCTTACGTATCTCATGGCGAAGGAACGATCTCTGGCGACATGATTCTGGCAAGGTCGTACGGACCAAATCCAAGTGCGCTAACTCGCTGCTCAATCGGTCTGCCTTCCTTGTCCTCGTACCCATATCGCACGGCATCTGTGGTCAGTTCAAACCACATCGTGCCGTAGCGGTCGACCGCTATCCACCCCATCGGCGTGCGCGTGACTGCAAAACCCTTGGCCTGCAGAAGTCCGGCGATCTCGCGCATCACTTGGTCACCATCCTTTCCATGAAGCAGTCCCAGCCGTACATCTGTGCAACGTCATTCGGCACGCCAACGAAACGCTCTGGCGGGTCGCATTGCAGTTCGCACACCAAGCGCCTCGCCCGGTCGCGCTCAATGCGCGCTGTGTCCACCTGTTCGGACAGCGCCGTGACGGCGTGCCGTCGCTCGTCCTGCACTTCGTCGCGCTGCCGCTGGTAGTCGCAGCACGCCGCGTCCAGTTCCAAGCACCGCTTCTCCAGCGCGTCGATGCGCGCCGCAGCGTCCCGTAGCGCGTTCTGGACGCGCCGCTGCACCACCGTGTTCTCGGCTGCCTGCTCGTCCGCGTACCGCCTGAACTCTCCTGATGCCTGCATCATGGCTTCGCCTCACGTGTTATGACGATGTCCGTACCTGCCGACACTCCCACCTTGACCCTGCCCCGATGTGGCCGCGCGACGATTGCGGCAATGTCGTTGCCGTCCCGGTCGCGTAGCACGATCTGCTCGCCGTCCTCCTTGATGGTCAGGATCAGGAATGACGGTCGCTTGGTGACTGGCTTCATGTGCCGATTCTCCTTCGTGCCTGTTGCGTCTGAATGCCGAGCATGGAAGCAAGAAGCGCAAACGGTCGCAACTTGTCCTGCGTCAGTCCGTATCCCGGTCCATGACCAAGGTCAATCACGTTGACATCCGCGATCAGTTCCTGCGACCAGCACCACCCTGCAATCCGGTAGGTGGGCATCGTTCCGCAGACCAGCGCGTAGGCGTCCACCTCGTCTACCGACTTTCCGAGCGTGGCAAGCATTCTGCCGCTTGGCCTGTTCGTGGTCTTCACGTCAAACAGGATGCCGCACACGACCGCATCGTGACCACCGCTGCGAGCGCCCACCGTCAGGTCAGGCCATGCGCCGCACGCCTTGCAGAACGCCAACTCGCCTCCGATGCCCTCCACGTCCGTGGCAATGGCATCCTGCGGTCCCTGCTTGCGGTCCACGACGCCTGCGAGCCGCGCAGCCTTGTGCCGCATTTCGCCTAGCCATGCGCAGATCCTTGCTTCCGTATCCGTCAGCGTGATCGTCACGGCTGCACCTCCATGACTGCCGCAAGCACCTTGCGCGCCTGCTCGTCCGTGAGCGTGCCGCGCCCGACAGACAGCCGCTCGATGTCCGCAGCCTGCTGCCTGCACAGCGCCTCAAGCCTGTCGATGTGCTGCATCGCCGCAGCGTGCTGCGCGGTCAGCCGCGCGATGCTGGCGATGTGGTCGCCGCACACACCTTCAAGGTTTTCCAAGGTCTGCGCAGCCTCCGCGACCGTGTCCGGGTCGCCGCTGTGCGTGTGCAGGTTGCGCAGCCGTTGCACCAGTTCAGAACTCCGCGTTACCGTCATCGGTCACCTCCTCCTCGGTGTAGTTGTCGTAGCAGTCCCAGCCGCGCGCCTTCGCAACGTCCCGCCTGCTGTCGTTGCTGAAGCCACGCTCCATTTCCTCCACTGCAGCGCAGTAGAGCCTTCGCGCCTCGTCGCGCTCGGCGCGCATGGTCACAATGTCATCGCTCGGCATGGTCGGCCTCCGGGTCGATCTTGGTGATGCGCACGAAGTCACGATGCACGATCTCCATCAGCCGCTCGTTCACGTCCTCCACCGTCGTGACCTTTCCATGCCCGTCCGTCACGCTGGCGTAGTTCGACAGGTAGCCCGTCACCGTCGCCATGATCTGCGAGTAGATCCGGCTGATGGCGATCTTGTCCCGCGTGTCCGGATGCCTATCGGCAAGCCACTTGGCGAACGACTCGGTGCGCGCCTCGTCGCGCCGGTTCAGCGCCTCCATGTACCGCCGCTCGCGTTCGCTCGGCGTGTCTAGCGCGTCCTTGCGCAGTGTCTGAATCTCATGGATGGCTTCGGTAAGGATGCTGTTCATCTCGGTGTACTCGGGGATGCCAAGCAGCGCCTGCAGGTACTCGGTCGGCTCTGGCAGTTCACTTGGCATTGGACACCTCGCTTGTCCTTGATCTGTCAAAATTGAGATGCTCAAACGCCTTTGTTTGCGCTAGGCACATGACATGCCACGCATCTGCAAAGTCGCACAACTTGCGCATTCGCTTTGTATCAATCAGAAAATTGTTGTTGCAATCCTCACTAGTGTCCATGTTGAACACCTTGATAAGCATCATCGGTTTGCCGTTAGGATGGATGTCAACCCAACTTCCATACAGATACATGCACAACTGTGATGACCCGTATTCATCTAGCACAATTCGAATGATCTCATCTCGCTTGCAGATGTTTTGTTCTGTCGGCTTCACTCGCCACCCCGCTTCCCGGCGAACGCCGGATCATGCGTCTTCACGGTCCTGCGCGAACTGCCAGTCTTGACATCCTTCGCCACCTCCTCGCTGAACAGCGTGCCGAACCTGTCGCCTAGCGTCGTGCGGCACATACCCGGCTTGAAGCACGAACTGGCAAGGTGTTCGCACATCAGCGACTCGTCCCCGCCCGTCGCCTCAAGCAGCGCCACGAACACCGCGCGCGAGTCGCTGCACTTGTACGTCCTGTCCACGCCGACGTACAGCCGCTTGTCCCCGAGGTTCACATCCCCATGCGCGTCGATGTTCTCGATCAGCGCCTGCTCCACCTCTGCCCGGAACTCCTTGACCTTCTGCGCCAGTTCCGATAGCGCCGACCTGATGTCCAGCAGCCCTTCCCGGCTCCCGATGTCCCGCGAATCCAACGCCACATAGGCGTCGGTCAGTTGCTCCAATGTCCTCATGGCTTGCTCTCCTTGCTGGCGAGTTGATGCGCTGCATGGACGGCCAGCACCGCCATACGCGGCCATTCCCGTACGCGGGATGGCAGTTGTGACTTGCAGAATCCGACCGACCGCAAGCGCGTGATGTGCGCCTCAATCTGCTCGCGCGGCATCGACTCGATCAGCGTCAGCGCGTCCATGTGTTCGCGGTGCAGTTCGTGTTCACTGACGTGGTCGGCGTTGGCGTCCATGTTCGTGACGCGGCCCCGATTCGCCTTGGCGATCCGCTCTGCTTCCTCGCGCGTGTCCGTCCGGCATCCGAACCAAGCATTCGGCACGCCGTGCTTGCTGGTGCGCTGCCACGACACATGCCACGTCTGCGTAGCGTTCTCGCGCGTCTGCGGGATCGTCGGGTGACGCTCGCTATAGAGCGTGCGGTAGCGTTCGTCCACCCACTTGATTTCCGGCTCGCGGCTGCTGTACGCGCGTCGCGTCAGCCGAATGGCTTCCTCAAGCACGTCCTGCCGCAGATCCTTCAGCGACTGCGTCCACAGGTCGCGTACGGCAGGCGTGAACTCAAAGTGCGGCCACAACTCCGTGACCATCTGGATGTTGTCGCTGATTGTCCGTGTGTCGCTCACTTGCACCTCCAGCGCAATGCGGGCATTTTGCCCAGTCTCTCACCTTTCGCATCCGGCGCAGGTTCCTCGGTTGCGCGCCACTCTACCGCAGACCTACCCGCCTGTGTCAATCGGCATCTGCCCGAATGCTCGATTAGTTTTCGCTGCTTCAGAACGTGAAGCGCCGTGCCGATGCTCGCGCGGTTGCG